TATAAGCGTGTTTAAATGTTTTAGTAAGTATTGACTTCAAACTTGCTGCTTTAGCTTGATGGGCCTCATCACAAGCGACCGTATGAAATTGTTCAAAGAACTTCTTATCTCTTTTTTCAAGAGATTGGTATGTTCCTATATATACATTTGGATCTTCAGTAGATGAGTGCTTTCGAGGATGATCGGACATAATTTCCTCTATACGAATATCAAATCGATTTTTATTACCACCATCATAATCTGCATTTTCCCCATTATTAAAATCAATGATAGAGTCATAAAACTGTGTTATTAAGTTAATTGATGGACAAATGAGTAATAGCTTAGAAGATGGATCGACATATTTAAGTGTATAGAAGTATACAATAGATATTATTAATGATTTTCCTCCAGATGTTGCTACACTAGCTAAGGAAAATCTATTTTTAAGAATTTTATAAGCTGTTTCTATTTGGTAGTCATATGGAAAAAATTTAATCCAATTACCATCTTTATCTTTTACTTTATGGTCTTTAAAAAATTCTTTACAAAAATCATTTACCTTATCTAATGTTACATCACGATTTATAGGGAAATCATCTCTGTTTTCTATATTAAACATTACTCCAATTTCTTTACAAGCTTTGTAGCACTCCTTCCACAATCCTAAATTAACACTACCATTATTAAAATATGTTTGGTTTCCATCCCACAATCCCATTTTTACTGCGGGTAGAAACCTCCATCCTTTTACTTTTCTAGTAACCCAAATTTTTATTTGATGATATTCAATCCTAGTTGCTTCAGAAATAATTAATTTTTCCTCTACTTTATCATATCTAAATGTCATTTAAAATACAATTAATTTTTTCTTCTATATTATCGTTATATTTTATTCTATACAAATTTATGTTGTTTGTCTTACAATATTGATTTTTAATATTGTCTTTAATGATTTGTTTATTAAATTCTTTTTCACCTCCAAAGATGATCAATGGGTAATAATGTTGTATTCCATCAAATTCTATACATATATTATATGTAGGCAGGTAAAAGTCAAATTTTAACTTATTGACAAATTTACAATCATCAAAGCAGTATTGTTGTTTAAATTTAATATTATTATTTAATAGTAAATTCTTTATCTTAAATTCACCAGTACTGATTATACAATTTGGACATCCTTGTCCTCTTAAATGTTGTTTTGCCGATTGTTTAAATATTCCATGTTTTTTACATATAATTTCTATTTTCTCCTTATTGTTTTTGTATTTAATCATGTGATATTCATATTTATCATTGTGTATATCTTTAAACTTCTCTATTAAACTATTTACATCTAGTTTTTGCAATTGAGAAGTATTATATGTCGAACATTTAGGACATCCTGTTTTTGATTTCAGATGTATTGAGGGGGTAATAGAAAATATACCATGTATATTACATTTTAGTATAATGTTTGTGGCATTATTTTTATATTCTACTAATGAATAATCAAACTTATTATTAAATTTTTTAATAGACCTTTCAATAAATTTATTATCCATTCTTTTTTTAGATCTTGAGTCTACAGAACATTTCATGCATTTATATCCAGATAGATGATTATTTGGAGTTTGTAAAAAGTCTCCATGTATAGGACAACTTATTATAATTTTTGTTTTATTTGATATAAATTCACTTTTATCATAAGAATAGAATCTATTGTGTTTTATACTTGCCTTTTTTATAAAAATATCCGTATTCATTACTCGCATTTCTGATTCTTTTTTTTCTCTCTTTGTTTATATTTTAACTCATTTCTTTTACATTGTACCTTACAAAATTTCTTATTAGGTCGTCCAGTAAATTCAGCATCACAGTTTCTATATTTACATTTCATATTCTATATATTAAAATTTTGTCCTTCCTTTTGTATGTTTTATCAACTTTTTGATACTAAATCAGTATGAATTAAAAATCCCGAAGATGCTAAAAATTTTATTAGAAATTATAATTCCAATTTTAGGATTTATATTTGTAATCATACAAACTTTTTATTTAGTAAAAGGACAAAATGGAAAGAAATCTACAGTAAATGAAAATAAAGAAGAAAAGAAAGCCCGGAACACTCAGCGGGGCGCACTTTCCATTTCAAATATCACAAGGCTAATTAGGAAACCCTTTCTGGGCCCATTCGATGGCGAGAAAAGGTAAAACTTATCACTGGATATCCGCAATCTTAAAGTCCACCCCAATATTCCCAGTGCCACATTTCATCTGTTCCAGCACCATCTGCTAATCTATATGGATTATACCAACCAAATTTAGGACCATTAACTGACATCCACTTGTATAAGTTATTTCTTTCTTTTCCAGATTTATTTACTGCTGGATTACCTGATCCACCGACTTCTCTATATAATTCTTGAATATCGATAGCACCACCAAATCCGTGTGGTGAGGAACCAGGTTTTGCTACGGTTGATCCAGACCCTAATGTTGCCTGATGCTCTTTACTTCTATAGGCTGATGATAAAGTCCATCTAACATTATCTGCTGCCGCTGCATTTTTTAGTTGCAAATAAGCTTTTGCTGCGGCTGGGTGCAGTCTATAAAGCCCATCTGGATAAAATTTAACCTTAGCTCCCCTTTCACCAATTGTTATCAGAACTGATGTGTCGGTTATATCTAATTGTCCATTTAATTTTCCTCTTTGTTGTAGTGATACACCAACTGATGATTCACTATATGGTTGAGCTCCCACTTTTTTATCATTTGGTGCGGGAACTGCTGGTAGATTTTTAATATTTTGATTTCCAGATTTTGTATTTACTATAATATTTCCATCTTCATCTCTTGCTAGGCCAGGATTTTCTGCAGATTGATAAGATTCTAACTTACCTGTCTCTGAATTAAAGAACTGAGAATTTGTTTTATATCCAGCACTTCCATCTGGGGATATATACTCTCTTTTTATTGAAATGATATGATCGTTTTTGGGAAGCTTGATATGATTTGAAATAAACTTAGATCTAAGTGTTTTATACTGTCTTAGTATATTAACCATTTGTGGGTTAGCAATAACAGGAGATCCTGAATTTCCGATGTATGGCCCACCTTTTTCACCTAATAAATTATCAACAAATCCATCCATCCAATTCATGAAAGTTGTTCCTAGTAAGGCTTGTTCATCAGCATCGGCTGATCCTAATGTTATTAATGATTCAGTATCTCTTAGGTTTAATAAAATATTTCCATTTGGATCCAAGTTTATATTTGAGAACTCATGATCCAATTTTAATCCTTCCGACTCAGTTCTATAGATTTGTGTAGAGTGATCAAACAAGACAGCCTTCGCAGTTGTATAATTTGTTCCAGAAAGATTCTTTAGTTTATTTTCTAGATTAATATTATAATGTTCTGCGTAAATGTATTCTGGTTTGTATATACTTCCTTCATCAAATATAACAGAGACAACTTTACCGATATCTGGAACATTGAACTCGTTACCGTTTAGGTCTTTCCATGATTTACACCATGGTAGATCTGACAATGGTATATCATCATACACACTAGCTACCCTAATTTTTGCCCTTCCTAGTTTTTTTGGGTCATCATTGTCTTCAACTACACCAATAAATATTGTATTTTTAAGATCCATTAATAGTATTTATTTTTTCCTTAATAATATCATCATATCTTATTCTAATTAATAGAATATTTTTTTCTTTACAAAATTTATCTTTAATGTTATCATTGATGGTCTGTTTAATATATTTTTCTTCTCCAATATGTGATAATATTTCGTAGTGTTGCCTACCATCATATTCAATGCATATATTTTTATCCACAAGAAAAAAATCAAATGATAATTGATATTTATTCTTACATTCTTGAAATTTAAATTGCCTTTTATATTTAATTTTTAAATTGTCTAACATCTTGGCTATTTCGATTTCACCCTTTGACTCTCTACATAGTGGGCATCCTTTTTTTCGCAAATGTGATATTGGGGTTTGTTTAAATATTCCATGTTTTGCACATGATATTTTAACTTTTGTGTACATGTTTTTATATTCAACTAATGAATAATCATACTTACATTTGTGCAACTCATTTGACTTTTTTATAAAATAATTAGTGTCTTTTTTAGCGAAATATGATTTTTCTATTGCACATTTTTGGCAACCTCTACCTTTATCCTTATGATCAGTTGGTTTTTGTTCAAATATCCCATGTATACTACATAATATACTAACTGGAATATTATATGAAATATATTTAACTAATGAGTAATCATATTTATTTCCATGTTTTTCTATACACTTAGAAATAAATTTTTCGGTGGTCATAAAATATTTATTTTTCATATTTTATATATTATTTAGATGTGATTACGGTGTAAAGAATCCTCTAACAGAATTACCAACGAATTCTCTAAATGCATTTTGAACATCATTCTTCAACTGATTTGTTTTATATACATTGGTTGGCTCACTCATTCGTCCTATTCCAATTGAATTTCTAATATTATCTAATGTTCTATTTAACAATTTAGCCTGGGTGGTTATTTGTCTATTTATTTCATTTGCTGCAGCTCTTTTTAGTTTATTTCCCAACTGATCCATCAACTTTTTATTGATATCATTCCTTTTAGCTACT